GACACCCTAGAGCATTATTTAGTGCTTGGACAGATGCCGAAAGAAAAGCTATTGGAATATTACCAGTAACGACAAGTGGCACATCTCTTAATAGTGCTTATTACATAGAAAAGAATGAAGAATTTGCTATAGCAGGTGATAAGAATAGTGTAATTAGAACTATAGGAGAAAAAGCAGCTGATAAAAAACTAGATGACGAAGATGCTAAAGATGAAGATGGTAATCAACTTTTAAATGATGATGGTTCTAAAACTATTAACTACGGATTAAAAACTGTAGCTAAAAACAAAGCAACTACAGATGCTAATGGATTGTTGAAAGATTTTGATTGGTTAATACAGCGCAAAGTTACTGCTGATACTGCAATTCCTTCAGATGTGGTTACATATATGGCAGCAATTCGTACTGACCATAAAGCAATATGTGATGCTATTGATGGTGCTAGTGATATGAATGCTTTTATTGCATTGCATACTGATACATATAAAGAAGTAGATGGCAAACAAGTTGTAGATGTTGTGGCTAGAGTAAATCGTTGGACAGACGATAAAGACGTAAAGCAACATAGAAGATAGTTATGGCAAGAGTATCAGCAGAAAGAGTTAAAGCTAAATTAGACACTCATGAAGCTGTATGTGCTGAAAGGTGGAAGGAAACTATACTGCGTATAAAACGCCTAGAAGCCATCTTTATTGCATTTAGTGGTGCAACTATGCTAATGTTAGTAACAATAATTATAAAGCAACTGTAGGAGCTTTTAAATGGCAACTAATAGCGAAGCAAGACAAATAGCAATAAGAGCTGTTACTTCAACAACAGCTTTGCATAATGAAGATTGGATAGCGTTATTTAATGAAAGGTCTATTGGTGCTGGTACATTTAATGAAAGATTATTAGCGTATATAAATGGTGAATTAAGTGCATCATATACAGATGTTAATTTAGCAATACAAGCATTTGCTACAGACCAAGATGATTATAATTTTTCAAGTATGGGAACATTTACACCATGAGTCAGCAATCACTTAGACAAAAAAGTTGTAGAACTGCAACAGAAACAACAGGTACTTATAATGAAGATTGGAATCAAGTTTTTGCAGATTCAGGCTTTACAACTGGTACTTTTTCAGAAAAGATGTTGGCATATACTAATGCACAAGGTAGTGCATGGGATAATGCAGAATGGGACGGAAACAACTGGGGGTCAGGACCATATACTAATGTGAATGAAGCAATGGCACAATTAGGTAGTCAAAATGGTACAGATGATCCTGGTAGTTTATGGTCGCAAATGGGCACATTTAGTGCAGAATAGGAGAGTAATATGGACACAATATTAAACTTAGTAGACGGAGCACCTGCTTGGGTTAGTGCAATTACAGCATTAGTTACAGCAGCAACAGCAATTACAGCTCTAACACCTACAAAAACAGACGATAAAGCAATTTCTTTTATACTACGCATACTTAATTTAGTTGCTGGTAATATTGGAAAAAATAAAAACAAGGACGATAAATAATGGGTTGGCTTTCTGCATTAGGTGGTATAGCTAAATTAGGAGCAAAATTATTTGGCTTTATGATGATGCGGAAAGCAGTCCAAGCTGATGTAATGAAAGAACAATTAGACGATATAAGGGTAGCTGATGAAGTTAAAAAGAAAATTAATGCTACTACTGCTAGTGCTAAGCGTAGCAAGTTGCGGAAGTATAGGAAGCGGAAATAAAGGCTATTGTATAATATCTAGTCCGATTAATCCTACTGATGCAGATATAGACGTTATATCTGACGAACTTGTTGACGACTTATTAATCCATAATGAAATATATGAAAGATTGTGTTCATGACAGAAGAAGAAAAAAGATTAGTTATGTCAAGAATACTTAAAGGCGGAAAACCTCAAGGACCTTATTCTATGCCTTCTAGTACATTTGAACCTATTTATGAAGAATATCCTAGATTAAGAAGTGGCGATTATAGGTTAGTGGTAGACCCAGAATTAATGGGAGGGCAAGGTGATATAGAATTTATAGGAGCTGGTTATAGTGCAGACCCTAAAGGAGTTCCTGTATCATTACCTGCTATAAATGAAGATAATCCAACAATAGCGTTAAGAAGTTTAGAAAGTAATCCTAATTTACAAAGAAGATTATTAGGAGATATGTTGCATAATTTACCAGAAACAGACGAAAAGTTTTCAGAAATGAAACAAGGTTTTATTAAAAGCATGACTCCTGAACAAATAGCATTAGATAAAAAAGTATATAAAAAAGCAACAATGCCAAAAGGAAGTTCTGAACATGCTTATGGCGAAGAAAGGTCTTATGAAGATTGGTTTGACAGGTCAAGATCAGACGCTCATATTAGAGGTTATATTGCTCCAGATAAAGATGATGAATGGAAAGATACTTATACAGATGAACAAGAAATAATTTTAAATAACATGATTAGGTATTTAAAAGAGGAAGAAGAAGAATAATGTACGAATATCGTTGCATATTACGAAGGGTTATTGATGGTGATACAATAGATGTTGATATCGATTTGGGATTTAAAGTGTTCTTGCAGAAAGAACGAGTGCGATTATATGGAATTAACACGCCTGAAAGCAGAACAAGAAACTTGGCTGAAAAGAAGTTGGGTTTGGCTTCGAAGGCTCGGCTTAAAGAGCTCTTGCCAAAGACTTTTATTGTAAAAACAGAAAAAGATGGCAAAGGTAAGTTTGGTAGAATATTAGGAATACCTTTAGTTGAAGGTGTTAATATATGTGAGCAATTAATAGAAGAAGGTCATGCTAGAAGTTATTTTGGTTATGGACCTAAAGAACCATGGGTATAAGGAGGAACTATGTTTGAATGGCTTAATGGTTGGTTTACGCCAACACCTAAAGAAGTAGATTTAAATAAACTTACAAAGTTACAATTAGAAGCTAAAGGTAGAAAGTTAGGCATTGAACTAGATAGACGATTAAAAAAAGATAAACTTATTAAACAAGTACAAAAAGCAATTAAAAATGGATAAAAAAAAATTAGTAAATTTAATATCTAATCATGAAGGTGTAATTTTAAAAGTATATGATGATGCTACTGGTCAAGAAGTAGGAGCAGGAGATATACTTATAGGACACCCAACAATAGGTGTAGGTAGAAACGTAGCAAAAGATGGTTTAGGTATATCACAAGAAGAAGCAGAATTTATGCTTATGAATGATATAGAAAGAGTAGAAAAAGAAATCAAGAACTTTCCAATAGAACATCTAAACGAAGCACGCAGAGCTATAATAATAGATATGGCATTTAATATGGGTATAACACGATTTAATCCTACTATGTGGACAAAAATGTTTACAGCGTTAGCTAATGAAGATTATGGAACAGCTAGTAAAGAAATGTTAGATAGTAATTGGGCAAGACAAACAAAAAGAAGAAGTAAACGATTATCAGATATGATGTTATTAGGAGATTGGATTGAAGAATGACAGGAAAATTATGGGCAATATTATTTGTAGTATTTTTCTTGTCTTTGTTATCTTGGTGTAGTATAGCAAAAGCACAAACGAATACTGTAACAAGTACAAGTTCAACAGTTAGTGGCACAACTACAGTAGATAGAACTCCCTCTACAGCGTCTGCCCCAAGCGTTGTCATCAATAATCAAGATGTCTGTAGTTTTGCTGCTAGTGCTGCATTACAAACTCAAATACTAGGTTTAGCAGGTGGTGGTGCTATTAGAGATTTAAATTGTGAAAGACTTAAATTATCTAGGGCATTATTTGCTATGGGTATGAAAGTTGGTGCTGTTGCTATGTTATGCCAAGATGAACGTATATTTCAAGCTATGGAAATGGCAGGAACTCCTTGTCCGTATTACGGAAAGATTGGCTTAGAAGCTGCAAAAGGTTGGGCGGAGAATCCAGAAAAAAGACCTGATTATGATAAATGGGTAAAAGAAAACGTTAAAAAAGAGGAGATAGTAACTGATGAAGGTGCTTTGGGTATTTTTAGTGTTTTACTTATATTGCTTTTCCTCTAATGCTCAAATGCAAGATGAAAGTACAATTTCTACGTCAACTTCTGAAACAGAAATACAAGGCGATTTAGAAATTACTACTACAACAACAACAACTACAACTATAGAAAATAAAACTACTGGAGATATATTAGACGGAGATACAGGTGTCGTATCGTCTAGATACGAGGGGGATATGGACTTAGATTGGGGTGGGATCGGGTCTGCAAGTATGCCAAATTGTCCATCACAATTTAGTGGCGGTGGCAGATGTGCTAAAGGAACGTCAAAT